ATACAATGTTCGTCTAGAAGAACAAGTAACTCAAATCGTTGAAGATATGGAAAAGAATCTAGACACATACCTAGATTACGTTGTAGAAAAGTGGATGGAAGACAACCAAGTAGCTATCGAATCTTCTCTACGTAACGAAGTTATGGAAGAATTCATTGGCGGATTGAAGAATTTGTTCGCCGAACATTATATCGATATGCCAGAAGAAAAGATCGACGTTGTTGAATCTTTGGCTTCAAAGGTTGAAGAACTAGAATCAGCTTTGGATGAAACCATTAACGAAAACTCAGAATTGAGAAAAGTCGTTTTGGAATCAAAGCGTCAAGAAATTGTTGATGATATGTGCGAAGGTTTGACACTAACACAAGCCGAAAAATTCACAGCTTTGTCAGAAGGTGTAGATTTTGATGGCAATCTAGTTAATTACTCTAAGAAACTAGAAATCGTCAAAAACACATACTTCTCGGAATCAAAGAGCTCTTCTAATATTGAAGAAGAAACCTTTGAAGCTGAAATTGACAATAATGGAATTGTACACAGCGATCCAACAATCAACAAATACGCTCAAGCAATTTCAAGAACAGTTAAGAAGTAACTTTTTATAAATAAATCAAAACCTTAAAGAAAGGGAAATAATCAAATGTTTCTAAAGGAAGAAATTCAAAAGAAGTGGGCTCCAATTCTTGAGCATGCTGATCTACCAGCAATCAAGGACGCTCACAGACGTTCAGTAACTGCAGTCGTTCTAGAAAATACAGAACGCGCTCTACGTGAAGCCGGTGCTCACGGTCAATATCAAACATTGACAGAAACACCAGCTGGTGCGTTTGCTGTCCCAACAAACCAAATGGGTACATCAAGCTCAACAGCCGGATCTGGCGCTATCGATACATTCGACCCAGTATTGATTTCACTAGTTCGTCGTGCTATGCCTAACTTGATTGCTTATGACATTTGCGGAACACAACCAATGACCGGTCCAACAGGATTGATCTTTGCTATGCGTTCACGTTATAGTAACCAAGCTGGTAACGAAACATTCTATAACGAAGTTAATACTGCATTCTCTTCAGTTGTAGCTGGTTCAAACGCTTTCGGTCAACAATTCATTGGTACAATTCCTGGAGCGACAAATACAACTCCTCTACCAAGCACAGTTGGTAACTCTTCAGTTAACAACTCCAACGCTTATAACACCGGCACAGCTATGTCTACAGCCCAAGCCGAAGCTCTTGGTACAGACGCTAACTCAGCTTTTGCTCAAATGGCTTTCTCAATTGAAAAGGTCACAGTAACAGCTAAGTCACGCGCTCTAAAGGCTGAATATACAATGGAATTGGCACAAGACCTAAAGGCTATCCATGGTCTAGACGCCGAAACAGAATTGGCTAATATCCTATCAGCTGAAATCCTAGCCGAAATCAACCGTGAAGTTGTACGTACAATCAATATCACAGCTGTTCCAGGCGCCCAAGATAATACAACAACTGCTGGTGTATTCGACCTAGATACTGATTCAAACGGTCGTTGGTCAGTAGAAAAGTTCAAGGGTATGATGTTCCAACTAGAACGTGAAGCTAACTATATCGCCCGTACAACCCGTCGTGGTAAGGGTAATATTGTAATCTGCTCGTCCGACGTTGCTTCTGCTCTACAAATGGCTGGTGTTCTAGATTACGCTCCCGCCCTAAATTCTAACAACCTACAAGTTGACGACACAGGTAATACCTTCGCTGGTGTTCTAAATGGTCGCTTCAAGGTTTATATTGATCCATATGCTATCGGTGGTAACTACTTCACCGTAGGTTATAAGGGTTCAAGTGCTTTCGACGCTGGTTTGTTCTATTGCCCATATGTACCTCTACAAATGGTACGTGCGGTTGATCAACAAAGCTTCCAGCCCAAGATCGGCTTCAAGACACGTTACGGTATGGTTGCAAATCCATTTGCTCAGGGTCTAACAGTAGGTTCCGGTAACTTGTATGTTAACAGCAACTATTATTACCGTAGAACAATTGGTAAATAATCTTATGTAGGACGCGC